CGTTGATCCGGTATTGTCCCATGCCCAGTGACCGGCGCATTGCCTCAACATCATCATCGTCCTCCTGACTGGCCGTGATGACACCCATGGCATACAGGTAATACCCCGCCGCATAGATGCCTGTTCCTCCGAGGGCCTTGGTGAATGCCTCGCCGAACTCCCTTGTGTCCAGTGGCTTGCCTGCCCTTTGGTTGCTGGCCTTCCAAAGAATGCCGTTCATGCCTTGATGGAGGTTGATGATTAGCCCGAGGGGAGACCAACTGATGGCCGCGCGAGCGATGGCGCCGGGAACCTGAGTGAACGCCATGAGCGCCGTGCCGAATCCGAATTGCTCGGTCGGCTTGACGCCGGGGATGAAGTAACTCAGCAGCTTCGTGCTCATCCTGTTGAGCGATGAGCGCCACTTGGCGGCTTCCTTGCTGATCGTATTGGCGTTTTGGTAGATGGCACCGGCCGCATCGGCAATCGCGCCTTCTATGTCCTCCGGTGTGTGCCGCCCTGTCCATTCGCCCATTTGCTTGGCTCGGGCCTCGCGGTTGGCCAGTGATGACTCCAGCGCAGACTTCCAGAATGCGCGGTCGGGTCCTCCGAGGGCGATGGAGAGCGATGTCTCCAACATCCCCATGAACTTACTGCTAAAGATGCGGCGCCCGACCTCCTTGGCGTCGGCCACCTCAAACTTGTTCTGCGTGGTCAGCTTGGAGAGCAGGCGCAAATGGTCGATGCCGGCCGCAAGGTTCTCACTGAAGGGGGCCTGCGGGTTCTGCTTGGCGTTCCACTCAAAGCCCTTCTTTACATCGTAATACGGGGTGAGCAGATGCTTGAGTCGGCCCGATTTCACGCGGTCTCCGGTCTTGCCGTTGCTAAAGATGCCGGCCCGCCCCGTTGCCACGTTGATGGCCGTGTCCTTACCGGCGTTGGCCACGAACTGGATCACGTTGCCGCCGATGTTTCTGATCCAAGTCTTCGGCGAGAACAGCATCATTATGTAGCTGAACGCACGCACCTTCACCCAGAAGTCCACCGGCACAAGGCTATGGATCTCCTCGAAAATGCGCCCTGCCAAGACAAGCTGCATATCTTGGTCTCCCTTGGCATCGTTGAGTTGGCGAGTCAGGCCCTTGAGCCTTGCCCCCAGTTCCGGCGTCATGGTCGGCAACTTGGCAACCAATGAAAGGCCGGCAACAAAGTCATCATCGGGCATCCCTTCGCCGTTCAGTTTGGCAACCAACTTGCTCCAGATTTTGAGGAGCTTCGGCTCCTTCGGCTTGCGCTGCGTGGCAATAGACTTACGCGCCTCGTCCATCACCTTGTAGAACTTGCTGGTGATGGCCGTTGCCAATGCGCCGGCCTCGCTTTCGCTGATGCCGTTCTCGGTCAGTAGTTGCGTGATCTGCTTTGTCGCCTCTGCCTTGGTTGCCTTGCTAGTCAGGACAGAGCGGATGCCGACATTGGTGCGCTGCTTTTGCGTCTTGTCCTTAATGCGGCGCTTCAGCTTCTCTTGGATCTTCTCGCCACCTTGCGTGCCATTGATAATGGTGTCTTCGGCGACTGTCTTGCGGGTCGCCTTAACCTCAGTCTCGGCAGACACAACGCTGTCCTGCGCGGCGCGGATCTGCTGTTGCCGCTCTTGGGGAAGGGTGTCGATGTATTGCTCAATGACCTGGTTGGCATAGAAGACGATGCCTTCGGGCGTCAGCCTAGCCAGCATGGCGAGCACACTGATCGTCTGCCCCATGCTGGTAGCGCGACGGGACATGATGCGGACGATGCGCGCCTGCCGCTGGTGCTCGCCCATCGCCCCGAGTCTGGCGGTCAACTCAAGACCGATGCCAAAATCTATTGGCGCCGGCGTCAGCTCGTCGCTGGAAAGATCAAGGATGCGCTGCTCTGCTGCATCCAGTCCGTTCTCATTGATCCACGCCTTCGCTTGGTCGGCCGTCCCTTCAAGCGTGATCGGAATGTATTCGCTGCCAAGTTCCGCCTTGGCTTCCTCGGTGACGGCGGCACTAGCCTTCGCCTTCTGCTCAAACTGCCTCGGCTTGGCCTTCGGTCGCACATCGCCAACCGCTCCGGTCGTGTCGCTGTAAGGGCTGTCTTTGTAGGCTTGGACGATGCGGTCAAACGCCTGTTTCAAAAACGAAGCAATGCCCTGGCCAAACTCTTTGACCATCTCGCCAGCCCACTTGCCGAAGCTCATGCCGGCGCGGTAGATCGTCTTGCCGTATTCAAACAAGTCCTCGACGATGGAGAGATCAATCGCGCCGCTTTGCGCGGTCATGTTCTTGATGCGGCGCTTGGAGCGTTGGGCAGGGGTATTGGGTTGCGAAGACGCAAAGGGCTGCGCCGGCAGTCGAATATCAACCTCTGACCTTGGGGCTGCACCTCCACCGGCCTCCTGCTTGATGGCCGCCTTTACCTTTTTGCCGTGCTCGACAACCTCGGCAACGCTCAAGCCTGCCGCCTCCACGGCAGCACGGAACTTGGGTGCGGCTTTGCTTGGCTTGATGGCATCGTTGGCCAAGACATAGGCAGCGCGGTCTAGGTCAGACGAGAAGCTGATCGTGGCCATGCCGTAGCGCGGTGACGAGCGGCTTAATTCTCTTGGTAAAACAAATGGTGTTGGGGCCGCCGCCGCCGGTTGCGCTGCGGGCTGCTTGGCCGCCTGCTGCACCTTCGCCACAAAAGCATCCGAGTATCCGCTCTCCCCACGATCACCAAACTCGCTGCGGTCCTCCATCCGGTTGGCGCGGTATTCGGCAACAGCGTCGGTCAATGTGGTATCGCCGGTTTCTGCGGCATACGACTCGACCGCATCGGCCAATGCGCCCACGCTATCAATCTCGCCAGTGCCGTCATACTGTTCCCAGATGTCGGCGATGGGAGAGGCTTGGGCGGCCTTGCCCTTGGCCGTCTTGGGCGCGGGCTGCTTGGGCTTGGAGAAGTTGGCGACCATGCCTTCTAGTTGCTGGATCTTCTGGTCGTTATATCCGCCTTGCTCAAAGCCTTGCCAGAATCCTTGATCGGCAAACATGGGGTCCAGTTTCGCCAATTTAGCCTTCAGCTTTTGCGCTTTGGGCGGGACGCTTGTGGGCTTTGGGCTTTTCCCAAACACATGAAATTCTGTCGCCTGCTCCCCGCCCAAGTCAGTGCCCGACTCGTAGCGGATGCCCTCAAAGCCGCGCGCCTGCAAGACGGCCTTGGCTTCGGCGTCAAACTCTGGGGCGAACGGTTCACTCTTTAGTTCAAGCTCGTCCTTCAGCGTTGGCTTGTCGGTGGCAGTGTAAAGGTTTTGCGGCAACGTGTCCGGCGTGGCCTCGTCAATCGTGCCCTCGGTTCCGGTCTGCGCGGCATAATTCTCGGCAACCTCACGGCTCTCGGACCAGAACTGATCGCCGCTTGAGTAGTCAACCTCGGGCGATACGCCACGGAAAATCTTGCGAGGCGCAGCCGGCGGCTCCGTCACAATCGTCTCCCCCGGCATCTCGACAACCTCAAAGTCATCGGGGTTGATGGCGGGTTCGGCGGTAGAGGGAGCTTCCTCTACGGGCGCGGCGGCCGTAGTCGCATCGCCAAAAGTTTCTTGCACCTCGACCGTATCGGCAGCGGGTGGGGGAGTGAACGTGGATGCGTCCGGCCCGACACTCATTGTCGGCGCGTTGCGGTCGTCCATCGGGGCCGCCATACCTTCCGCCGCACCAACCGGGGCGCCCGCCATGAATCCTGACAGGCCCTCCATCGTCGCCGATGACGCCACTCCACGCATGGTCGGGACGGCATAGCCTTCACGCTGCAAGGCAATGTTCGGAGCCATGGCTTCCTGCCCGCCTTGGGCTGCTTCGGGAATGCCTTCGGACACGCCGGTCTTGACGGCGCCGGCCACCACGCCACCCGTGACGCGGCCACCGGACTTGCTGATGGCATTGCCAAGGATCTTCTCGGCGCCGAACAAAGCGTCCGCCGCACCAAGGCCAGCGGCAAGGAGGAGCTGGTCAATGTTCTGCCCGCCGTAGCTCTGGGCTTCCAGCGCCACGCGGTCGGCTTCTTCCTCACTCTTGCCGGACTGCAATAGGAAATTCTTGGTGTCTTGGTAGATGCTGTCCTTGACGATACCCGTGTTCATTCCGGCGCCAGCGCCAGCTTGCACCGCCTGCACGCCTTTGGCGCCAAGACCGAGCGCCCTGCCGGCAACGCCTGTCGCCACAATGGGAGCCATGGTGCCGAGGGATTGGGCGGCAGTATCCAGAGGGGCAACGGCGAAGGCCCGCGCGCCAGCCTTGACTTGCTCCCACACACCCTTGTCCTGCGCTTCCTGCATGATGCGCGCGACTTCTTGCTGGTCGGCTTGGGCTTCGGGCGAAAGGGATTGGCGGTAGAACTCCTGGTAGCCGGCCAACTCCTGCGACACAGGATTGTTTGCCCCGAACAGATCGGTCATGCCCTTGAGGCCGGTGATGACGCCACCCGCCGCACTGACCGGAAGGTCTGCCGCCTGACGCCAAAAGCCGCTGCCCTCTGGCGCCTCCACCAACTCAAAGTCGGCGGGGTTGTAGGGAGAAGCGGAGCCTGCCGGTGCCTCGACAAGCTCAAAGTCTGCTGGGTTGTATGCCATTAAGGTCCGACGAGAACTGGCTGTCCGTTGACGATGCGATAGTTTTTGCCGTCACGCTTGCTGCGGATCACCGCGCCTTCGGGGAAAGGAGTGGGCGCGGGCGCGGCAGCGGGCGCATTGGTCGTCGCCATTCCGCCACCGGCGAGCGGGGCAGGGGCGCCGGCATCGGCCGCGTAAGGGTCTGCCGCATAGCCTCGCAGCGGTTCGCCTCTTACCACTTGCCCCTGCGCATTCGTTACCATCGGCGCAATGGCCACCGCGTTGGTTCCCCCGTAGCGGGCATACATGCCCTGCTGCGTGTTCAGAATCTCAGGGTCAAACTCGGCCTTGACCATCGCATCAACCTTCTTTTTGCGATAGTAAGACAGTTCTTCTTTTATCTGTGCGGCCATGGCGGGGCTTACCTTGTCTCCCGGCTTTAGGCCATACACGGTCTTGGCGTATTCGTTAGGGTCCATGTTCGTGATTAGTAAACTGTCCACCCATCGGGCTGGCCACCGGCCTCACCGCCCCACGTCTTTTTGTATTTGTCCCACGCCTGCGCCTGCGCGGCGGCAGACTGGCCAGCGTTGTAAGACTGGAACATCGGCGAGGCTATCGCTTGGAAAATGAAGGGCCGCGTCTCGTCGTCGAGTCGGTTGTATTGGTTAAGGAAGCCCTTGGGCAACGCCCCGGCATCGGCCATGGCCCCAACCGCAGAGTCCATACCCTTGAGCATGTCCTTCTTGTCCTTGAACTTGCCATACATCTCGCCAAGGCTGGAAAGCGCCCCGCCAATATCATTAGCTAGTTGGACCTTCGCCTGCGCATTCATCTGCGCCGAGTTGACAATTCCCTGTCCACGGATCGCTCCGCTCTCATCATTTACGGTTGGGTTGTAAGCAAACATAGTTTTTATTCCTCCAAGATTCCCGCCGCAGCCCGCGCCTCTAGGCACAGTTGTGATCCCGCCACAAACGCGCGGCAGGCGTTCGGTCGGTTGTTGTAAATTGAGCAAGAGACGCCGCATCCGACTTCGCCGGTCAGCGCCACGCAGCGGTTGTTCGTTGTCTTCATCAAAGGGTAGTCGTCTCTAAGCATCCATTGCGGAATGCCAGCGGCGTCAGATCGGTCTCGTCGTAGGACGGGCCAGCTCCACTTGTGACTGCAGCATGCGCCACACCGTTGACAGTCGTATCGCTCCATGTCGGGCGGAAGCCCTGCGCCTCTGATTGCAGGTCGATGTATGGTGCTAGATGGCTGATGTTGTTCGTCTCGCATTGATTCTTCGGGCACCAGACGGTGCCGCCGAGGTGCCGGTTCACGCAGTTCCAGCAGACAGGGTAGTAGTCCGAGTTGGCGCTTTTGTCCTTGCGGTGTTGCCATACGCCGGCGGCTTTCTCGTAGCGGGTCTCGTCATTCGGCACGCCTTCGGCTTCAAGGTAGTTCCAGATGTCAGCATCCGACCAGTGGCGCATCGGGTAGAGCTGCGTAGGAATGCCGGCCTGCACCAAAACGTCCTGCGCCAGCGGCACTTTGCCTTTGATAAGATCCACGTCGGCTGACTTCTGGCCGTGGAAGGCGGCATCCCACGGGAAGTTGAATGTGCCGGTTGGGCGCTTCAGAGCTTCCAGCCCGCACAGATAGCGTCCGCTGGCCAGCTCCTCCGGCTGCGGTTCTTCGGTGCCGAGGCAGAGCGCCAGCGACTTGGTGCCGATCTGGTAGAGCTTGATGAAGTCAAAGCGCGGAATGCCGGTCTCGATGTCGTAGCCGTCTGTCAGCGCATAGCCGAGAGGCGCGTAGTCATACATCTCCAAGTCCCACGCCCCGGCCAGCATGTCGCTGTAAGCATAGCGATGCCGAAAGCGCGGCTCGCGCCACTGGATCACCGGCAGCTTGGCGCCCACCTTGTGGCGGATGAGGTGCAGCATGGCCGTGCTGTCCTTGCCGCCGCTCCATAGCACGACAGGGTTGGCGCTGGCGTCCAGCCAACGCTCCACCTTGCGGCATGTATCTTTGACCAGTTGCTCCATAAGTTAGATGGCGATGACGCCGATACCCACCGCAGCGCCCACGCCACTGCCGATCATGCCCATGGTCGCCGAGTTGTTGGCCGCGCCGGCCTGCATGTTCGCCGCGCGCATGGACGCCCAGTTGTTAAGCTGACTGTTCGCCCGAGTATCCAGCATGTTGGCATTGAAGCTCGCCACATTACCGGCCATCTGCTGCGCACCGCCGAAGGTCTGCCCGATGCCGCTCTGCAAGTTGTTGCCGAGGTTGCCGCCGATCTGCGCACTGCCGAGGGCGCGACTGTAAGGATCAACCACAAGCTGCCCCTGAGCCGCACTGCCCAGCATGCCGCCAGCCTGACCGGCGCGGCCAAAGACGTTGCCGGTGACCATCTGATTCGTCGCGCTGGCAAAGTTCCGCCGGCTGGCCTCGCGGGCTTGGGCGGCGGCGTCACGGTTGAGGATTTCAGCGGCGCTGCTGCCCATGCTGGTGCCGAGGCCGCGAGCGGCAAAGGCAGCGCGGGCCGACTGCTGGGCGTCACGGGTCTCCTCGGCGGACAGCGACCGGCCGAGGCCAAGCTCAGTCTCGGCCTGCTGCTGGAGCATGCGCTCAATGTTCGTCGGCCCCACTTGGTCGGCCAGCATGTTGCCGAGGCCGGAGACGCGGTTGATGTCCGCGCGGGCCGACTGCGTGTAAGGGTTGTTGAGGTTATCGGCGATGCGCTGGATCGTGCCGAGCTGCAATGCCTCCAGTTGAGGATACGCCTCGATCTGCGCCTGCACCTGCGCGCGGGCTGATGCCGCCGCCTGCTCGTTGGCCGAGCGCATAAGCGCGTTAAAGTCCAAGGGTGCCGCGTGCTGCACCGAGGGTTTCTTAGATTTTTTGCTGCTGCCTCCCATAATTATAGCCCTACCTTTCTTGCAAGTTTCGCCCAGTCATGGGCTTTGATTTCAAAACTGTTGTGCCGGCACCACAGCGCCCACTGCTGCGGCCGGCTCGCCACACGCATAAACTCCCTAACAGGGTTTGCGCGCCCAGCAGCAGCAGCCAGCTCCACGAACCAAGCATTCGGCTCGCCGTCATCGTGCATCTCCTCCTGCTCTGCATCCCAGTATACCTGACGCGCCAAGAGAAAGACCTCCGGTGTCGAGTAGACCAGCCCGTGCGTGAGATGCCAGCCGAGGGTTTCCTCGAAGCTCTCGTCCGTGACGTGCTCGTTGTGCCATGCTTTTGCGCGTTGCCATGGGGTCATCGGAAGATGGCAACGGACACCTCTTCATGGTCTCCGAAGGCGTTGCCAGTTGTCGTTCCTGTTAATATGCGAAACGTGGATGTGGTTTTTGTTGACGCTTCGGTCTTGAGGGCTTGTGACACTGATCCTGCCGGACTTCTCCTGCCGCCGATTGCGTCAGCATAGTTAGCGTCCGGCATCGCCGTTGTGAATGTAATCGTGTAGTCGCCAGTTCCGTTTTTAAGCACGCTGGAGACGTTTCCGCTGGCGCGGATTTTGACGTTAGCTCCGTTGGCGGACGCTCCGGTATCGCTTTCATTGCGCGTTCCATCAAAATTCACCCACGCCCTGCACGCATAGATCGGCGCCGCGTTGTCCGCATTGATCGCCTTCTTGATCTCACCGTCATTGGCGGCCAGCGAGAGCTTGGCGTTGGTCACCGCATCATCCGCAATCTTCGCCGTCTCCACGGCATTGCTGGCCAGTTTTGCGGCGGTTACGTTTGAATCCGCAATCTTTGCGGCAGTCACGTTGCCGTCTAAAATCTTCGCCGTGGTAATTTCGTCGTTCGCTACAACCACAGTCGGCGCAGCCGCCGAGTTAAGTTTCGCCGGCGTCACGGTCTCGCCGCTTGTCCATGTGTATCCTGCTGTTACGGTTGCCATAATTATTCTCCTTAGTTGTTAAGCTGCGTTCCTTGTCTCAGTCGGCGGAAGACTGGGGCCGGCCGCCTCGATGCTGACGTTGCGGATCTCCGGCCGGTTGGCCGTGGTTTCAAATTGAAGTTCGCAGTAATGCGCCTTTTGGCGAATCGGCTGCTTGAGCGTGTAGTCCTCCGACAGGCCGCTGGTGTTGGTCTGCCCTGGCACCAGTGTGATCTCGGCGTCAGGGTTGATCGTGATTGCTTTGACCGTAATGCCGGCGGTGTCCGGCAGGACGACATCGGCCAGCGAGCGGACGAACCGCTTCGTTGACATGCTGCCGAGGCCGTAGCGGCGCGTGCGGATCTTGCCGGGGACCGGCGTCACGACATCGGCCTGCGCGTCCGGTGATTCGTCTCCGGCTTCAATTTCGTCGAGGAGCATGAGCTTACCCGCCTTGTTGCTGACGAACAGGCGGCGCTCGTTGGCGCGGGTTGCCACGACGAAGTCATCCACGCCAAAAGCGTAGATGTCCCGCGTCTCCCACTGGTCGTTGAGTGCGTTGTAGAGGAAGACACCGTTGTTGTTGTCGGCGCCGGCCAGCGGGACGGCCAGGTAGTAGCGGTTGCTATACCACAGGCCGACCGCGTTCTTGACCAAGCTGTCGTTGAGTTCGGTGAGCTGGTTGGCGATGGGGTCGCTGAGAGGCTTGGTGTCGCCGCGCAACTTCAAGTCGAGGCGGCTGTCCAAGCGGTAGACACCGGAGTCGCTGAGGAAATAGACAAACTGCCCTGCCGTGGCGATGGAGCGGCGGGCCGCGCAGCCGACCTCATCGGTGAGGAGCGTGAGCTTGCTGAGAGCCGTGTCGATGGCCGTGCTGGCGCCGTCCACGCTGGCGAACTGATTAACCTCCGCGAGCCAGATGCTCTTGCGACAAAAGACGAGGAAGCTGTTCTCCACCCAAGGATGCACCGCGACAACAAAGTCATTGCTGCCCGCACCGGCGCGGAAGGACTGCCAGTAGGGATCGTAGGTGTTGGCGTCGAGGATGTCCGAGATGAGCACGTTGTTCTTGCCGTCAGGAAGCACCAGCCGGTTGTTGACGTAGGTGCCCCAAGGCGTTGAGCGCATGGTCTTGTAGGTCGCCGACATTCCGGTCGGCACGCCTGCGGGGCTGCGGACGAAGGCTGTGGCGACGCCGTCCCAGTAGAGCGGCGCCTTCACTCGGCGGATGGTGCGTCCGCTGGTCGTGGCGTCGGTCGCAGTGCCGCTCGGCACGGTGATCGTGAATGAGTCCGTTGACGCCGTGGCGATGTCGTATTCCACGCCGTCAAAGGCCGCGACATTGCTCCCCTCGACGCGCACGCGGGCGCCAGCGGGGAAGCCGTGGCCGGTCAGATTGACGGTCGCCGTGGTGGACGCCACCGTGATGCCGCCGGTGGTCACGTTCTTGATCACCCAGCCGGGACGCGAGGCATCGGCTTCGCGGAACAAGTAAAGGCGGTCGTTGGCCTGCACCATGCTGACAGTGTCAGTCGGCTCGATGACCTCGTCCGGTGAGGTTGGGTAGCCCAGTTCTTGAGGCAGCACGCTGATGACGATGGTGTCGCCGTTCTCGTCCACGATTTCTTCTCCGGTGTCAGTAACCAGAAAGCCGCCCGCCCAGACACCGGCGAAGGATTGGTTGTCGTCAAGGAGGATGGTGTAAGCGCGGTCGCCGCCCGCCAGCACTACGATCTCGGCGCTCTGCACCTGATCCGGCGAGCGGTAGACGCTGGCCGCAAAGATGCCGCCGCTGTAGACGCTCTGCACGATCGGCGCGTTAGGCGCAGGGTTCAGCACAAAAGGCACCGTGAGCGGCGAGCTGGCCACGCTGATCGCATCCGCCATGCGCTTGGCGCCCTTGCGCGTCACCGCCACGCCACGATCAAGCCGCATGTTCTCCGAGAGCTGGAGCATGCCAGCGGGCAATGCCACCGGATTGATCCGGCTGGCATAACCAGCGAATCCGGCGTCACCGTCGCGGAGGATGGGGCTTTCTAAGGGCATTTAGCGAAAGATGGAAACGCAGCAGCTTGCGATGTCGTTGGTCATCGCTTGGTTGGCGCCATTGTCTGTTACGACACGAAGCGCCGTTGTCGTTGGCGCGACAGACTGTTTTGCCGATAATGAAGGAACCCCAATCGTGCTGTCGGCCCCAGCTCCGAACGTAAAACAATAGTTTGCGTCAGGCAGCGCGGTCGTGAACGTAATGGTGTAATCACCGGTGCCATTTTTTAGCACGCTGGACACATTCCCGCTGGCGCGAATCTTTACGTTGGCGCCGTTGGTCGAAGCTCCAGTGTCCGCCTCGTTGCGCGTTCCATCAAAGTTGACCCAAGCACGGCAGCCATAGATCGGCGCCGATCCTGTTTGCGCACCACTCAACTTGGCTGCGGTGACATTTGCATCTGTAATCATCGCCGTGACAACCTTGCTGCTCCCAATCGCCGTCACACCGGCATTGCTGATCGTCACGTCACCGGTCACGGCAACCTTGGTCGCCACGTTGCTGCCGTTTCCGACGAGGATGTTGGCGCTGTCGAGAGCGGCGAGCTTGCTGAAGGCGATCGCCGCCGCCGCATCAATGTTTCCATTGATTAGTCCGCCGCGCACGACGGATGCAGCGACACGCTTAGTCAGTCCGCTCTGCTCGATGACGAACTCGTCGCCGGATGCGAGGGTGGTGGCTTGGGTTAGTTGTCCGATTGTTTTGGCCATAGTGTTTTAGGATTTGCTGGTTAAAACGTAAGAAAGGGTCTTGGCGTTGTTCCGCTTCATCTCCGACTGCACGGTGGCGATCAGGGAATCCCATTGCCCGCCAGCACGCGGGACGGTCTGACAGCCTTCCGAGGATGTCGTGCGTCCGGCGGCGTGGATGTTTATTCCGAAAAACCCTGTCTCTTCCTTGTCGCCGCGATGCACTGTCACCGGACCAGCCTGCACCAAGGCGGTGTAGGGGTTGCCGGTGCGCAGGCCGTGCTTGCCGATCTTGTAGCGATATACGCCAGCCTTGAGCTGCGCCATCGGCTTGCGGGCCTTCGGGTTCCACCCAAGCCGCGTCGGGTCCACGTTGGCGTTCCATGCAACGTGAGCGTTCGGGGAGATCAAAATGATGGCGTCATCAAATAAGCCCACGTCATTCTTCCCCTTCGCTCCCATGCTGTCCCGGTAGTAGCCCCTGATGCCGACCAGACAGACCGGATCACTGACACCGGCGGACTTCAACTGCCGCTCGGTGTCAATCCGCTTTTGCTGTGGCCGGTTTTTGGGGATCACTTGCTTGGGTTATCAACGATGCTAATTCCGGCTGGCCAATTCAGCGGCGGCGGCCTCTACGGTCACGGGTCCAACGTAGCCGTCCAACTTGAGGTGCTGGCCACGGCCGTGCGTGTTGAGCAGGGCTTGGATTTGCGTGCCGTAATCTTTGATGACGTTGGCTGGCAGCTTTGTGACGATCACGTCAAGGATGCCCCAGATGATGCCGGCGAGAATGGCTTCGTTGAGGCCGAGGGCGCGAAGGTCGAGGCCGCTCTTGGTGGCCAGATAGGTGAGGGCGGCAGCGGCGGCGGCGGTAACAGCCTTTTGCAGCAGCGGGCCGCCACGCGAAAGCAGCAGGCGGACGAGTTGTTTCTCAATAAAGGTTTTCATTGTTCTGGCTTTTTCCATTCCTTGTAAGAGTTGATGAGGTTGCCGACATTCGGAACGTAGGTGATCATCACCTTGATAGATCCCCAGTCGCCCGGCTCCGCGCTGGCCGTCTTGACCGGCGGCAGCGGAAGGCTCACGCAGCCACCAAGGATGAGCGCGATGGCCAAGCCGAAGGCGAACTGGGGGCGGCACATTAGAGGCGAGCGTTATTGTCCTTGGCCTGCACCAAGCCCCAGCCCGCGAGGATGCTGGTGATGATGAGCGCCAGATCAGGGATCTGCTCGGTTTGCAGGTATTCCTTCCCGCCGGTCGCAATAGCGATGAGCATGGTGAGGATGCCGATGGTCGTTGTTTTCCAGTTGCGCATGGTTATTTCTCTTTCTGTTTTCTCCGTAGGTCGTGGAGGACCGAAATTAGTGTGACCACACCGACCGCGAGGCCGACACATAGGCCGGCGACCCGCAGGTAGACTTCAAGCTGCGAGACCAGTGAGACGGCCGCCGAGCCAATGCTGGCAAACGTCCCCAGGGCACCGCGCTCGACCGTGCTCATTTGGCTATGCAGCAGGCTCATGGCTACTTCCGGTAGGCGATGACGGTCCCGCTGTGCAGCTTGATCGCGCTGAAGAAGCCGTCGATTGTCGTGCCGGCCTTGATCGTGTGCGCGGAGGCTGACGAGGCATTGGCGGCTCCAGTCAGATTGCCGGTAAGCACCTCAAATTTGGCGTCAGTCATCACGTCGATGCTGACGAAGTCAGCGTTGACTTGTGTAGTATCGGCGATGCTGACGGCGCCGGACGTGCGGTTCGTGATGCGTGAATTAGGGAAGCCCATAGGTTTTAGTAGTTGATTAGTATTGGTTGACGCGGGCCGTCCACATGGAGGGCTGGCCCTGCTGAAAGTAATATTTGTCGCGCTGGGAAATCAGCTCGGACTCGGCCATCTGTTCCATGGCGAGTGCTTTGTCGGTCTGTCCGTCCTCTTGGAGCAAATCTGCACTCAGCATCAGGCCGACTGCTTTGGCGAGGACGGCGGGCACTGTCGCCGAGAGGTTGCTGGCGCTGTATTCGGTCGGACGCACGCGGAAGTTGACCCAGAC